TTATAAATATTTAGCTTCTACTTTTATTGTTTTATTTTCTGTGAAAGAGATGTTATCTACTTTCTGTCCGTCATATTCCAAATTCTTTTTAGCCTCAATGAGAAATTCCATAGGCTCCTCGCTGTTAAGCATCTGTTCAATGCCAACCCCCAGCTCGGGAGAGGCTTTATATTCTCCTTTTTGAGCAATGAGGATATGCTGTGTGTGCTGGTTGTCGCTTTCTGCTATGGCAAAATCGCCGTTCTCAAAAGCCAAATCAGCGGCAAATAAAATATCTTTCATGTCTTTAAATTCTTCTGCAAAATTCATCAGAAAAGGACTTTATAAAAAGCTGTAGTTTAATACTTAACAAAAAACTCTTAACCATTAAGACTTTTTTGTTAATGAAAAAACAAGCACTTTTTTCGTCGCTTTTCAAGTCTCAATTTTGCCACAGAAATTTTCATCATGGAAAAAGGAAAAAAGAAAAACACACATACATTTATCGTCAGCACTGATGCGGTCAATTCTTATGGATATAGAATCCTAACGGAAGGAATAGACACAGAGCAGTACATGAAAAACCCTGTTGTCCTCTATATGCACAATAGAGGGTTTGGCACACTTACGGGGAGTGAAATTATAGGACGCACAGTTTCCTTAAAAAAAGAAGCCGGGAAGCTCATTGCAGAGGTAGAATTTGACGAGCAGGACGATTTTGCCAAGAAAATTGCTGCTAAGGTAGAGGGCGGGTTTATTAAAATGTCTTCATTGGGAGCCGATATTATAGAGACTTCATCTGACCCAAAATTAGCCATGCCAGGGCAGACCCTTGAAACGGTGACCAAGTGTAAAATGATAGAGCTTTCTATTGTGGATATTGGCGGAAATGACGAGGCGCTTAAACTCTCAAAAAATGGGAAACCTGCGCGATTACAATTATTAAATCTAAACCAAAACAATAAAAAAATGTCAGAATTAAAAAATGTAGCTCTTGCCCTTGGAAAGGGAGCAGAGAGCAGTGAATTTGAGGTACTGCAGGAAGTCAACTCTTTGAAGCTGGCGAAAGAAAATGCAGAAAAAGAAGCAGGAGAATGGAAAGAAAAATACATTCACCTTCAAAGCAAAGAAGCTGAAAAATTAGTGGATGAAGCAGTAAAGCTGGGGCTTATTCCAGAGGATTTGAAAGATGTTCAGGTTAAAGCTTTTGAGAATGATTTTGAAGGGCAGCAAGCCAAATTATCAAAATTGATTTCTGAAAAGACAGCCCAGAACAATCAAAATGCAAGAAATGGTAAGGTAGCAGATGTTATAGCGCTTACCAAAGCATCAAAAGGGACAGCTGGTTCTACTGACGGCAGTGCAGAACTCTCTTTTGATTATCTGCAAAAACATGATGTGGCAGAGCTTAGAAGAATCAAGGAAGAGGAACCAGAAAAATATGCCCAGCTGGCTAAGGATTACGCAGCAGGTGTAAGGCATAAAGACAACTAAAAATTATTTAATCATCTTTTAAAATTATTTGAAATGAAAAAAAGACTTTCATTATTTGCATTAAGCATCAACTTTTTGTTAGCGATTGCAGTATCTCTATTATTAGCACAAATAACATCGGTAGAGATTAACCCTTTAATCTTAGCCGTTGCCATCACGGCAGTGCATGCGGGGGTAACTTATTTTACACCTTCCCAGTACAGAGGAAGAATGCTCATGGCATTACAAACGGAAATATGGATACCAGGGATAAAAGAGAACCCTATCCCTAACCATAGTTTTGTTGCCCAGTCGGTAGACATGTCCGAATTTGTAGAGAATAATAAATTACATCTCGCGGAGGCAGGTATAGAACCTTCTGTTCATGAAGATTATTTTGCATCAAATAATAACCCTCTGCCTGTGGCTGAAATCACAGACATTCCTAATGAGGTGGTGCTTAAAACATTTTCTACAGCTCAAACACGCCACAGACAGCTGCAAGAGATTGAACTGGCTTATAACAGACGGGAATCACTTATAAACCGTCACAAAAATTCCCTTGCAAAAAACATTGGAAAAAGAGCAGCTTACGCATGGTCTGTGGACACAGCGAATGCTTTCAACAAATTGTTCAACCTAAATGCGAGCGACTCTGTTATAGACGCCATCATAGATGCTGAAGCATTCTTCTTAGAGAACGACATCACAGAAGGCCTCAACATCTGTTTTAATGCACAGCATTTGGCAAGAATTAAGAAGGAAGACAAAAAGTTATACAAAGACATCATGAATGAGAAGCAGATGTACAGCTTTAAAGTCTTCTCTTACAGCCAAAACCCTATTTACAAAGCTGACGGAACTAAAAAGGCTTTTGGAGCAACCAAAGACGCTACCGACAAGCAGTGTTCATTCATGTGGGTAACGGATGAAGTGTTCAGATGTTTCGGGGATACAGAAATGTATGCTACCCTTAGAGACTCTGGATTACAGGCTGACCTGCTTTCATTTGCTCAAAGAGCATTAGTGGGGAACATCAGAGGGAATAACCCTAAATACAGAGCAACAATTCTTTAGGTATAAACCGGTTTTCAGCTGGTAGTACTGCTGGCTGAAAACTTTTAAAATCAACAACAATGAAAAATAAATTAAAATATTTCTTTGAAAACCATCCTCACAATGTAGTGTATGCAACCTCTGATGAAACCTTATTCATCAATCAAGAAGACGCAGAAAAGCATGCGCAGACATTAAAAGACAATGTCGTAGAGGAGTATTTAAGAACAAGTGTAAAAGAAGAGCCTGTAATTCCTGCTCCTAATGCAGAGCAAACAGGAGAAAGTGCCTTACAAAATGCAGCGAAAAAACCATCGCCGAGTGAGCTGAAAGCGATTAAGGCTAAAGCTGTGTCAGATTATTTAGCTCTGTTTGGTGAAGCTCCAGACCCGAAACTTTCGGCAGCACAAATTCAAGAGCTGATTAAAGCGAAGCAATTAGAATTAGATGCAGAAAATCAAGGTGAGGGCGAGACCGGCGATACCGAAAATTCGGAAGTTGAAGAACAACCAGAAGGAGAACAATCACAGGAAGACAACCAAGAAGAAAATCAATCAGAATAATGAGAGAAATAAAGTTTTTAGCCGTGCATTGTACGGCAACGCCCCAGACGACATCTGTAGAGAGTATTCAGCAGTATTGGAAAACTCAGTTAGGCTGGAAAATGCCCGGCTATCACTTTATCATCAAGCCCAATGGCGAGGTAATCAAGCTTCTGAGTGTAGATGAAATATCTAATGGGGTTAAAGGTTTTAATTCAGTAAGTATCAATATTGCCTACATCGGAGGTGTAGACAGCCAGAACAACCCCATAGATAACCGTACACCAGCCCAGAAAAAGGCTCTTCGGGATTTATTAGAGAAATTTAAAATAGTCCATCCAAAGGCAATCATCCAAGGACACAGGGATTTTCCTAATGTGAAAAAAGCGTGTCCATCATTTGACGCAAAAAAAGAATATGCAAACATCTAAGATATTAACACTTGTGATTTTGTTTTTTGTCTATCTCTCTTTGACATCCTGCCGGAGTGTTCGGCAGGAGCGTCAAAGCTCGGAAGAAAAAACAGAAATAATCACGGAAAAGACAACAACTTACCGCGACACAGTATTCCATACCAAACCAGCGGAAGCGTCTCTTAGACTGCCTTTGTCTTCATTTAAGGCAAAAGAAACAGATTTTAAAGGAGATTTAAAAACACTTTCAAAGCCCTTGAAATGGAAACAGAAAAACGGCAATGCTACCGCTTCGTTAGAGGTTAAAGGAGATACGGTATATATCAGTGCCCACTGTGATAGTTTAGCCATAGAGGCAAAAATCCGAGCAGATTTTGAAAGCAGATATATAAACACGAGTAAAAAAGAAGAAACCGACATTAAGAAGAAAAGTGGAGTAAGTGTCTTTACTATTCTCAGCTTGATAGGCATAGCGCTGATAGTTGGCTTTATTGCAGGAATAATCATAAAATTTAAAACATAACGAAATGGGATTACCAAAAATAAAATTTATCATTGCTTCTAATGGCTTAGAACTGCTCACAGCAGACATTCAGAAGACACCTGGTCTTGTTGTTACGGGCTCTACTGTTGCAGGTAAAATTGCGATAGGAGAAAGCAAACAGATATTTTCTTTAGAGGATGCAAAGAAAATAGGAATTACAGAAGCAGAAAACCCTTTTGCTTACAAACATGTTAAAGCATTCTACGAATATGCAGGAACATCAGCGGAGCTGTGGATAATGCTTATTTCTGATGCTACCACAATGGAACAGGCAGCTGACCATGAAAAGAATTTTGCTAAGAAACTACTTGAAGACGCAGGCGGAAAAATCCGTGTACTGGGTATTCTTAAAAAATCTTCCGGAAGCCCTACTATCAGCGGAAGCATTGATGCAGACACAGACAAGGCTGTAATTAAAGCACAAAAATTAGCAGATGATTTTGCAGAGAAGTATTTTCCTGTGAGGGTTATCATTTCTGCTAATGATTTCAGCGGAGATGTGCAGTCCTTAAAGGATTACAGTACGACAAAGTTTAACAGGGTTTCACTGCTGCTAGCAAACACAGACGGCGGAAAAGAAGCTTCTATCGGACTGGCTTTGGCACGACTGGCATCCACTCCGGTTCAAAGGAACATAGGAAGGGTAAAAGACGGAGCTGTAGAGCATACGCAGGCGTATTTTACAGGAGGTGCAAAAGTAGAATCTTTATCTTCTGCTTGGGACAGCATCGCGGATAAAAATTGCATCTTCCTTAGAAACTTTGCGGGGAAAGCAGGATTTTTCTTTACCGATGACCCTACACTTACAGGAGAGACTGATGATTTTAAAACATTAGCTAACGGTTTTGTAATGGACAAGGCGGTTATCATCGCTTACAATGTACTGGTGGAAAACTTGGGAGATGAAATCCAAGTTACAGAAAACGGGACAATACATCCTGCTATCATCAAAGCGTGGCAGAACTCTGTAGAGAGTAACATTAATGGGCAGATGACAAGTAAAGGAGAATTAAGCAACTGCAAGGTTGTGATTGATGAAAATCAAGACATTATCAAAATAGGAATAATGGAAGTAGATATTAAATTACAACCTGTAGGGTATGCTAAGTTTATTACAGTTAAGATAGGTTTCACTACTAAAATAGATTAACAATGGCAAGTTTTAATTCAAAACAATACAGCTGGTGCAGTATATCGGTGCTTCTCGGAGGGAGAATACTGGATGGATGTACAGCAATAGAATACACGGAGAAAAAAGAAAAAGAGCTGCTCTATGGCAGGGGATGTAAGCCTCACGGAGTTGTGGGAGGCAATGTGTCTTATGAAGGTAAAATATCTATATGGCAGAGTGAGCTGGAAGCCATGACCAGAGATGCAACCAATAAAAATATACTCGCTCTTTCTTTTGATATTGTTGTTGCATATGTGCCGAATGATGGCGGACAGATAGTAACAGACATTCTAAAAGGTGTAGAGTTTACAGAAGTGAAAAAAGGAATGAACCAGGGAGATAAAAACATGATTGTAGAGCTTCCTA